CGATCTGATCGCGATTGGTATGCTCAAAACTGTCCATGTCGCTGCCGTCCATCGCGCCTTCAAACGGGCGGTCTTCATAGACTTCGACGGGCCACTGACTTAATACCTGCTTGGGTTTCGGGCCGCGCTTCAGCATCTTGCTGAACGGCACTTTATCCGACTGCACATTGAAAATCGTGTCGCCGACCTCCGCAAGCTTCAACGTCATTCCTGTCTCATATAATCCGGGCATAATTATCCTCCTTCATTTGATGGCTGGAGTTGCCCGACACGATTTCCGCAAATTCTGCTTATCGCGTCTGCGCTCCGGCCATTAGTTTCTGATATTGTTTCTCCAGGGCGTCTTCGTCCGCCCCGTCCTTATTGAACTCGTCTTCACTGAACGCCGCTGGCGCGCCCTTCCCGGCGCTGATTGGCGGCTTGTTTGGCGCACCTGTTCCGGCGCCTGCGGGTTTTGACGGCAATACCGGCGGCTTTAGCTCCGGCTTGCGCGCCGCGCCTGACGCTTGTGTCCGCGCTAAACGCAGTTTCCTGCCCAGCATCATGTCGGCATGCTGTTGTTTGGCGCGCTCGGCTACTATCCGCCGGGCGTCTGGCCCTATTTCGAGCAATTCTTCCTCAATCATTTCGCGGCGGTCAGCAACTTCTTCGGCGGTCATTGTGCCGTCTTTCCCTTCATAGCCTTCTTTGTTCTGCTTACACCAAGTCCGCCATGAAAGCAGGTTGTTATAGCGGCTGATTGTCTTGGCCTCTTCTGGCTCAATGTATTCGGGCGATATGCCGAATTTCATTGCGGCCTTAACGGCTTCGTCTTTCATCCGCTTTTCCAGTCCGCTTGCGCGTTGCTCTGCTTCTTCCGCTTTGGCTTCGGCGTTCTTGCGCCGGATGTTCAGGTCGTGTATGCGTTCGTTGATCTTGGCCTGCGCTTTCGCGCTTACGCCTTCGATCGCCTCGCTTTCCTCGCTGTCTTCATCCGTCTTGTCCGTGCCTGGTTCTTCGCCGGTATTGGCCTTTGCAGGGTCCAAGTCCGGTTCCGATTCAGGTGGTGTCGCCTGGGCTTCTGCTTCGATGAAGCCTTTGCTCATTAACTCTGCATACTGTTCTTCCGCGGCTTTCTCGTTCAAATCGCCAGTCCCGGATTGCTCCGCCTGTTCCGACTTGTCCCCACTAACCGCTCCAGTGTTTTCAGCTTTCGCATCCATGATGTCTCCTCACCATTTAGGTTTTTTCCCTGCCGTTTTATGTCAGGTGGCAGTTTGCCTCTTTGATTTTCAAACTACTCAAAAACTTTCCACGCGCAATGGTCTTGTGTCCTTCTTTACCCTTCCTGACCCTTCCTGACCCTTTTTCGGCCTCATTAGCCCCCTATATTTTCCCCTCTCTTGACTTCCGCACACTTCCCCTCTTAACTTCCGCATAGGTGGGGCGAGTCCTCCTGGCGAGCCGCTCTTCCGCTCCCCTCCAAACTTTTGCATTGTTAATTGTTAATTTTAACTTCCCCCTCTTCTTCCGCTCCCCTCCATAAACACAAAAAAGGCTTCCGGGGATAGCGCCCGGAAGCCTCTTTGCGTTCAAAAATGTAGCTTTTAATATGTATCTTTCGTTACTTCATGCGCTGCCCTCCTTCCTTCCGGTTGCCTCGCTTTTCTTCGTTCCCTCTCCGCACTAATTCAATTATGCGCTCCTGCGCTTCGGCAATATGATCTATGCCGCCCGCATAAAAGGCGCGGTCGGAATCGCTTATTCCTCGTGTCGCTGTGTGTTCCTTGGCTATTTCCTCAAGCCCGGCCAGAACGGCCAACACTCCGCGCAACAACAGCGTTTCCGGATCCACGCTAAACGCCTCCAATAACTTGCGTTCATCCAAAACGGGCTTCTTCTCAATCACAATCATCTCTTTCTTGAACCATTTCATTTCATCGTCCCTTTCAAAAATACTTTCTCGATCTCTGCTCTCAAATACTTTCCACGCACTATATTCCGCTTCTTGCCAATCCGGACGGGATGCAAAAGTCCTGCCCGCACTACTTGCTTGAATTCATAAATAGTCAACCCAAACGCCACTAAAATGTCTTTGCGCCGCACGAAAATTGTTTCTGGTAAGCCCATTTCAGCCCTGCCTTTCTTCTTTATGGAATCTGCTTTGTCCTTTCTGCCAGCCTTGTCCGCCTTGGCGCGCGCCGTAACTTGTCCCGCCGCGCGTGGGTGTGCTGTTCTTGGCTATGTCTTCACAGCCGGCCATGAAATAGTAACGCATTAAATCCATCGGGTCTTTGCAAGCGCCTTTGTCGCCATCGGCGTTTAACCAGTTTTCTAATGCGTAAATTGAATTTTCGCATTCTTCGGATATAAAGAAATGCGGCGCGCTCACTCCGTCTTCATAATCCAATGCGGAATTGATTTTGCTCACGCCATCGGTTACGTCCGCGCCGGGCGTGAGATTGAAAAACAAATTGAGGTCGTCGAAAAATGTCACTAACGTCTCCGGTCTGTCATTCTCAATGCGCGGCGCGCTGGCGGCGCGGCTGTCAATGAATCGCTCTTCGATCAGCTCGTCTGCGCCGCCGCGCGCATCCCACGCGGCCAGCTCTTCTTCATCGGGATATTCGTCGCCGCCGGCGCTCCATGTCTTCCAGTCTTGCCAGCGCTCTAACCTTGCTATTTCAAACTTGTAACGCGCTAAACCAAACCCGAATGATGGCTTCTGGCCTTCGCCCGGCGCGCCGTCATTGCGTCCGTCATTGCGTCCGCTTGGTATCGCCCACGGTCCCGGCACTCCTATGCCTGGTATCTGGTAATTACCCGGCCATTCCCGATATAAATATGTGTTCTGTTTGCTCTTCCGAAACCAGCTCAGAAAATAATTGCGGTTGCCGGCGGGATCGCAAAAGAAATAATTTGTGCCGGTCTGCGGTATCTTTTCTGCCTTTACAACGTGAATTTTCCTTGAAAACTTCGGTATCATTACGCTGATTGTGCGCTCGGCTAACCCGTAAAAGCGCTCCCGGATGTAGCCGCGCGCTTTGTTGCGTATCGTTGCAATAACTTCTTTGGGGTTGCCGTATGGGTTGTCGCTGGGGTTAAAGAATACCACGGCTTTGCGCGGATCAACGCAGCGCATCACGCGCGGCACAAGCTCAAATGCGCGCCCTGCCGGTGCTGTCTTGACTGGCTTCCCGCGCGCTTCGGCCAGCCAGGCGATAACGTCTTCCGGCGCACTCTGCGGCGACATGGCCGCACGCCGTTTATCTTCTGCCTGCCATAGCTCCGCATAATTTGTCGCGCTCAAACCCAACGCCGATGCTTCATCTGCGGCTTGTCCGTCTTCCGGACACAAATACGCCGGTATTGTCCGCGCAAGTCGCGCGCTTTCGATGAATAGCTTGACGGTCGGCGTATAACCATTGACCGGCGTAAAGGTCGTTATGCCTATGCCCGCCCGCGTCGCCATACGCAGCATGAGGTCTTCCACCCAGTCTGCCGGAATAAGTTCATCCGGCGCCACTAAATCCGCCTCAATGCCCTGCAAGGCGGTGTCCTTGTCCTGCATGTAATTAAGAAAGGCGCATGACCCGCCGATGGGCGTAATAAAACTGCTTTCTGAAAAGCCGGTTTTAAGTTTATACTTGATGTAGGTCGTCAAGCTGGCCGTCTGCATCTGCCATTCCGGCGGCATATATTTCCAGAATAGCGGTTGCTGATCCCGCACACTGCGCGGATTGCTCATGTGCATGGCGAACACTCGCGCATTCTCCTTTTCCGCCAGCATCATCATGCACCGTTTCGACGCAAACTCCGATTTCGCCGCCCGGTTTCCGCCCATGATCAAAAGCATTTTGACCGGCCGCTCATAGCCCAGCAGCTTCCGCATCTGCCCGCAAAACTCTTCCCACAAAAGACGGTCCGTCCATTCTTCGCGCGCCGCCTTATCCGTCCAATCTTCGCGCCGCCGAAGAGCGCTCAAGAATGTTCGGTCGTAACAATACGGAAAACCCAGCAAGGCATCGCACACATGCCAGATCGGCGGCTCATACCCATTCCGCAGCATATCCGCCTTCTCGGCCGCCAACGCCTCATTACGCATTTGGAATAATTTCGCCGCCGCCTGCTCAACACTTATTCCACTGATCATACTTTCCGCCTGGATCATCTCCCAACCCGGCGGCGGAATCCGCGCATGCCCCGCAACCTTCATATTTCCCCTTTCTTGAATTCCATTTCAATCCAGCGCACAACATAATCCACCACGCTCCGCGCTATCCGGATCTGTGGATTATCAGTCAGCCCTTTCGGCTCAAAGTCCTGAAAAGCCAGCTTGTCAACCAGTTTTGTCAAAGGCACACCCGCCTGCAAACAAAGCGAAAACAGGATTGAAAACGAATCCGCAAACCCATCCAAAGTGGATCCGCTCTCGTCCATATGCATGAACAATTCCATAGGCCGCCCATCGTCCCCGATCCCAACCGTAAAAAAGAATTTCACCCGCTCCAGCCGCCCATCAACAGTATTCGCCCGTATAACAGCCTTATGCGTCAAACTTTTGCGTGTATCAGCCAATCCCATTATTTTTCCCTACCTCTAAAATATGACACCGGAATACCCAGTAAATCTGCGAATGTAACCTCCGCCTCTAATCCCTCTGATTCCCGCCAGCCGTCCAATTTCAATACAATCATCCATTCGCAGCGCCGCAGCATAGCCAGATCATATTCCCTCCAAAAGCCCCAATCCGTCCGTAAATCTCCAGCCTC